ACAGCAAGTACGCCCTTGTCGTAGACGGATACGAACTAACAGAAGATGAAGAGTCAGCTACCACAACTAGCGTCACCTTCCCAGCACCAGAGGAAGTCTAATATGGAAGAGACACTACAAAGATTATCCGTAGGCATCTTCGGATGGATAGCTACGGACACAATACAGAGCGTAGACCTAATGCTGGGTGTAGTGTCTAAAGCAGTTTTAATTACTTTAACAGTTTTATCAATCTATAAAATGTGGAGGGAACTTAAATGACAACAGAATTATTAGCAATGCTCGGAGGAGGATTCTCTGGGTTCGTATTTAAGCTAATCGGTACTATGGTGCAAAATCAAGCAGCCATTACTGAAGGACTTATAAAAAAACAAGAAGCATCGGACAAAAGTGCAGATGCGGCAGCAGCTAGAGTAGATGCCTTAGGTGCTTGGACACGAAGAATTATTGTACTTACTGTATTGTTTGGAGTAATTATAGCACCTTTTATTTTAGCTCATAGTGAAGAAGGTGTAACAGTTGCTAGTGAATACAGCAAATGGTTTGGATTAATGAAAGGTACAGCTTATCAAACTCTACATGGATATATAATTTTGCCAGAAATAAAGACAGCTGTTATTAGCATCATTAGTTTTTATTTTGGAAGTGCAGCAGTAAGTAAATAATTATGGAAGAATGTTACCTTTGTAAATGGACAAAAAACAAGCAAGAAAAGAACTGCAAACTCTCAGGGACTCCATCACCAAAGTGCTTGGCGAAAAGAGTAACGAAGATATTAGTGAGCATATACAAGAGGCTCAAGAGTCTGCTAGTGAAGGTGCTAAAGCGCTTAAAAAATCTCTTATAGAGAGAATCAAGGATTTACCAGTCGTAACCCAAGTATCTCAGCTTGGGGCAGCTGGTACTGTTGCTGTATCTACAGCTGCTGTAACACAGGTAGACATCGCTAAAGATAGGACTGAGATATTTGTAGCAGAGGTTGCCCAAGATGTCATAGACGAAAGATTTGAAGTCCCACAGTTTATTGATAACTTTGTGGACTTTGCTAGTCTTAATGATTGGGGACAAGAAGTTATTGCTGAGAAGATTCAGGAGGCTCAGGCTTTCGTAGCAGAGGCTTCCGAACCACAACAGACTTCCACACCATCTGCTGAGTCTTCGGACACCACACCTGAAACCTCGTCTTCTTCGCAAGATAGTTCCTCCGATAATGCTTCTCAGCCTTCAGAAACTGAAGAACCCCAAGAACCAAAATCAGAAGAGTCAGAATCAAAAGAGGGTAAATCATCCTCAGAGCCTACTGAAGAGCCTAAGGAAGTCAAGTCTAATGATGAGCCTAAGGAAGAACCAAAGGGCGATACAGAGCAATCTGAAGCCAAATCTGATTCCATACCCATAGTAGAAGCACCTATTGATAGCTTTGATGATGACATCAAACCTCATTCACAAGTAAGACAAGTATCTCCAACACAATGATAGACTATATATTCAGTAACTATAAAGACGACTTACTAGCTATGGCATTTGCCTACATTGGTATAATATCTATTATAATGATGTTCTTGCCAAAGGACAACTTCATTAAAAAATTCTTTAAAGAATTTGCATCAATCTTTACAACTTTTTTCAAAAAATGAGCCACGAAGCTACAACCAGACCTTTACCTATAATAGAGCCTGACTACGGTTGGGGTGATACAATTACATCTACAGTCAATGATTACAAATACTTTTATGTACCATCTATACCAGAGTGGGCATATAGTGAGTTTGATGGATTGCTTTATGAAGGAAAGCAATATGATTGGAATGAAGTAGATTATAGACTTTCAGTTGATTATAATTCAGTACCAGAGCCAGCTGACGCAGGCTTTGTTAGTAGTATTCTAGTAGCAATTTTTGTAGCATTTTGTTACTTTAAAAACAAGAAAGATATGGAGGAAAAATAATTATGGCACATTACGGAAAAGGAAGTTGTGGAGAAAAGAAGGGCGGCAAGAGTAAAGGTCGCAGAACAATGAAAGGAAAATACTAATGCCATTTAGCAAGTATAGTCCAAAGCAAAAGAAACTAGCCAGAGTTGCAGCACCTCGTAATAAGATTACTGGAGCTGACTTCAAAGCACTCAAGCGCAAGAAGATTAAATAATGGCTAAGATATGCAAGAGAGGTATAGCTTGGGCTAGGAGAACTTTTGACAAGTATCCTAGTGCTTACGCAAATATGGCTGCTTCTAAGTATTGTAAAGACCCTAACTATGCTAAAGGTGCTAAGGGCAAGAAAAGAAAGAAGAAGTAATGGGTGAACTCAAGAAATGGAGAGAGCAAAACTGGGTTAGGATTGGAACTGATGGGAAGATTAAAGGACCTTGCGGAACTTCAAAAAACAAAAAGAACCCAGACCGTTGCCTTCCAATGGCTAAAGCCAAGAGTTTATCTCAATCTGAGCGAGCAGCCACAGCAAAGAAAAAGAAAAGAGCTGGCTCAAAGGGCAAGCAATTTGTGGCAAATACACCTAGAGCCAAGGTATCATTCAAAAGAAAGAAAGCATGAGGAAAGAACATAAAAGCAAAAAGGGAGGACTAACTGCCGCAGGCAGAGCTTACTTCAAGAGAAAGACTGGTGCTAACTTACAAGCTCCAGTTACTGAGTCTAAGCCAACAGGTAAGCGAGCAGCTAGAAAGAAATCATTTTGTGCCAGAATGTCTGGTGTCAAAGGTCCAATGAAGGACAAAAAAGGAAGACCAACTCGTAAAGCACTAGCGTTGCGTAGATGGAAATGTTAATAATTTAATACAATGAATAGAATAACTAGAGAAAGATTAAAGAAGCAAAGAGCAGCCAAGGGTTTTACTGGAATACAAATCAAGGATTTAGGTAAGTTCTTCAAGCGAAAAGAAATGCAAGCACCTACACCTAGTGGAGTAACACAAAAGAAGACTACTACCACTAAGCCTAGTGCTACCAAGACTACTACCACCAAGACTACTACTAAGTCAGGAGGTCGTGCTACACAAGTTAATGCTAATGCAGCTGGTAACAAGCAATCAACTCCAAAGGCTACAGACGCTGAAGTCAAAGCATGGAAAGCTAGAAAACCAAACTCAATGAAACCAGAGACTTGGAAGGGCTATCGCAATGTTGGAGCTGCTCTAAATGCTTGGAGGAAAGAAGACCCTCGAAAGAAGTAAATGCCTAGATACGACAAGTACGGACCACAGGATGATGTAACCCTTGAAGACCTAGACATAGGTTTTGCTGGGTTTAACAATCGCTTGCGCCCAGACCAATTAGCTGCTGGTATGCTCGCTGAGTGTAACAATGCTAGGCTAGATAGAACTGGTTCTTGGGAACTCCGTAATGGTGTCGATTCAGTAGGTGCGCCTATTGCTGTAGGTGCTGATGCTCTAACTCTTCCTTTTACTTTGTTAGCAGATGATAACACAGTTACGATTACCATTGATGTTAATGATGACCTGCAAATAGCTGATTACGACAATATAGCTAGTTTGCCTACTACTGGTAGTATTCTTATATCAGGACTAACAGGAGTTACACCTGACCCTACAACTTCACCACAAACTTACACAAAGAGTGGCTCTAATCTTATTGTAGCAGGAACATTTGCTGGTACACCAGCTGGTACAGAGGTAGTAAAGTTTCCAGTATTGAATGACGATGTAGTAAATAAGGCATATGGTTCTTGTTCTTTTTCTGACCCTAACTCAGCGGACAACGAGAGCTATATTATTATTGCTACAAACATCAAAGCAGTTGCCTATAAGGTATCTGACCCAAGTGCTACACCTTTAGAATTAGATTATCCAAGTGGTACAACCATATCTAGCACAGTAGATATGATACAAGCCTTTAATAAATTGTTTATATTTAGAAAAGGTCAGGTAGCACTAGAGGTAGACTTAGCTGCAAATAATATTACAAGTGAGCCTTCAATGTCATTGGTTTCAAATGGGGTTTACACACAACCAGTTCAAATTGTTTGCGCAAGTGGTGAGTTTGCTTTAATTGAAAATAGAGGAGTAGTACATCAGTCAGATGGTGTATCAGTTGGAGACCAAATATCAGTTGTTGGAGATAAAACATTAAGCGCAGATAATTCTTCTGGATTAACTATTGGTGAATTATTTAATGTAAGTAAAGTATTTACAGGAGGTAGCACACAAAGCATATCTAGCGCTTCATCTGTTTCAGTAACTGGAGGAGAATACGATGGTTTATATAAAGTTACTTGTACCTTAACTGCACATGGTTATAATGTTGGAGACCCTATAGATATAACTGGCTATACTGGTGGACAAGCAGCTGCAAATGGAAGCCGATATGTAGCAGAAGTTCCAGATGTAAATACATTTGTATTTTACATGGACGGAAATCCAAATATGAGTAGTACAACTGGAGGTAGTGTCGCTCTTGCTCATGGATTTGAGTTCTTTCTTGATTCCTCTAAGACATCTACTCATGTAACCGATGGGGCTAGTTTAACATCTACTCCAGTATTCACAAAAAGAGTTTCCCAAGGATTAGGGTTTATCCATATGCCTACACCAGAGTTTGGTACATTACACCAAAGAAGATTGGTTGTACCTTATCAGTATGACCCAGAAGATAGCAACGCTTCTCGTAAAATATTTGATGAAGTAATTGCTTCAGACATTTTAGATAGTGATACATATGACAGAATTTATGGTTCATTTAGATTCAATGCAGGTACTAGTGACTTTACTGTTGGCATTGTTTCTTTTACTGAGGACTCTATTCTAATATTTAATAAAAATAGTATATATAGAGTATCTGGAACAGTTAACCCACAGAATGCTACTACCCAAGTATTGACCAATGAGATTGGTGCATTGGCTAGAAAGTCAATCGTACAAGTAGGTAAGAATGTATTCTTCTTATCAGATAACGGTGTGTACTCATTAGAGTTCTTTGATGAATACAATCTTCGTGGTACACAAACCCCACTATCTGAGCCAATACAGAATACGATAGAACAAATTGACCAAAGGTTTGCTAAGAACTCTACTGCTGTTTACTTCAATAATAGATACTATATAGCAGTACCATTGAAAACAAACCCAGATGGTAGCTTAAATGACAATGGTGTAAATAATGCAATACTTGTGTATAACTTCTTGAATAATCAATGGGAGTCAGTAGACACAGTTAACGCATCACCACAATTTGAGTACACAAATCTAGTAATAGCTGGTTTGGGTAATGCAAGAGGTGTGTATTCTGTCAATGAAAATGGTGGCATACACCTAATTGCCTCAGATGAAGCTAACTTTTCTACATCATCTCGCTCTGGCTTTGACAATGTTATTACACAAGTTGGAGAAACTGTTACCACACCAATCAGAGTAGAAGGCAAACTAAAGACTAGAATGTATACATACAATGATATTGGTCGCAAGAAGTATAATAGTTTTGACATACAAGCTGAAGGCAACACTCTTGTACCAACTGATTTTTCTATAAAGATAGAGACAGAAAACATTGATACAGACTTAGGAACACAGAAATCATTACTTGGAAATGCTAGTAAATACTTAGGAAACACACCGATTGCTCCGTCTACTCCAGCTGAAGATGTTGCCATTCGTGGTAGAATAGGAAATATGAGAGCTTATGGTGCGCAATTACAAATTGAAAATGTAGAAGGCAAACCAAAAATCCGAAACATAAAGACAGCAGCAACCCAGACTTTCAAATCAACTAACCCAGCAACATAATGGCAAGATTCGTAACAGGTAATTCATTTAGTACAGGAGACCAAGTAACAGCAGATACACTAAATAATGCTGTTAACAATGCTAAGGTATCGACTGA